TCCCCTTCGGCTAAAGGGGTGTCGTTGTCGCTGTCGAACTCGATGTCGACCAGCGTGTCTCGGAACTTTTCCCAGGTCGGCACCACGAGCCCGGCGTGCCGGCGTGATTCCCACGCCAGCCACGCCACATGCTCGATTTTTGTTTGCTGCAGCGCCTCGATGGCGCTTGGCAGGTTGAAGTACCGCTCCAGTTGGAGCAGCGTGCCCATGGTGGGTTTGCTTGTGACTGGCTCCGTCTCGTCGGCTAGTCGGGTTGAGATGGAGAGGTCAAGCATGTCAGGTGGTGGTCACCGTGACTGCGCCGGACAGCGGCCAGGTCACCGACACGGTGGCGAGGTCGGACACGCTGCCGTCGATAATCGGGAGCTCAACCACCAGAGCGCTCGCTGAGTGCTTTGGGTTTGTCGCTGCGAGTGCTTCGCTGGTCGGGGTCATTTCGACGGTCGTCGTGGTGCCGAGTAGCGGGTACAGGGTCTGATACACGCTGGAGCTGGCGAAGTCCTGGTGGAACTCGATGCTGACGCTGCCGTCCTTAAGGCCACCAATGCGGGTGCGGTTGCTGTCCCCCATCGCAGTCGTCTCAAGCTCGTCTGCGCTTTCGGTCCAGGTAATGCTGGCAACGTGGTCGGTCAGGTCGACCGAGTTGACGGTCACCTGAACGTCATTCTGAAGAAAAACGGCCATCAGTCGGCCTCACTTTCTGGGTTGGCCTTTCGGCTGTTTTTCGGTTTCGCTTCGGCCAGGTGGCCTGCTGCGATCAATGCGGGCACGTTCGCACCTGCGAGGTCTTCGTCGGTCACAGTGTCGCCGTGCTCATGGCCGACGAGCTTGTGTGACGTGACGGTGTAGCTGGTCATCGTGCGTAGACCTCCACGAGAAAACGGGCACCGATGAACTCGGTATCTGCAAAGGCTACCACGCCGTAGTCGACGGCCTGGCGAACCTGGCACGTCGTCGCTGCGCCGCCAAGGGTCGGGTCGGCCTCGACAGCTGCCGGCACGCTGTTCGCGCCGCTGATGAGCTCGTCAAGGGCGTCCTGGGCAAACTCCTCGGTCATGGACTGCACGGCGCAGACCAGCTCGAAGTTGAACACGGTGAGCGAGCCGCCGCTGCCGATCATGCTGTCGTGGTAGGTGGCGACGGGCCGGCCAGGAACGACCACAGCGGCCGGTGCGACGATGCGGTTCGGAACGGTGGCGTGCACGGTCAGGAACGTCGGCACAGTTTCGAGCTGTGCGGCGAGGCCGTCCCTGATGGCGGTGTAGTCGGCCATCAGGCAGTCGCGAGCCGCTTGTATTGCTGCAGCAGGGCAGCGACGTCGGGGTCTTGGCGGCTGATTCTCGCAATTCCATAGTCTGCGAAGCCGGTCATGATGCCGAGCGGGGACGCTTTGCGCTGGTACAGGCGTGCGGCGAGGATCAGTGCGGCCTGCTGCACTGCATACGGTACGGCTGCGTCGTTCTGGTCGCCGTAGGCGGCCGTCACTTGCACGGCTGGCCGGCCGGATGCGTAGCGGGGCCACTCGCTCGACACGTTGAGCAGCGACGTGAACGGCGGCTCGTTGAACGGCTGCACGACGTAGTCGTCGGTCACCGTGAGCGTCGTGTCGTAGGTGCCGTCGTTTGACGTGTCGGTTTTGACGACGAGGCCGGTCAGGGTGTGGAACTGGTCGACGTAGAGCACATGCGGGTCGTCGGCCCGGTACACCCGCGCCTCAAGGGTGGACTCAAACGTGGTGTTGGTGTAGCCGTCGACCAGGTCCTGCGCAGCGTTGATCGCTGCGGTTAGCGGCGTGTCTTCGGACGTAGTGCCGCTCGGAATGCCGAGGTAGTCCTTGAGCACGCTGAGCGACGTGTACGCCATCGTCAGCCCTTCTTGGCCTTTTTGCTGGCCTTCTTCACCGGAGCGGGCGCAGGCGCAGCAGCAGGGGCCTTGACGGGCTTCTCGACACGGCTCGGGGCCTGCTTCTTCCAGAGTGCATCGGACATGGCGAACTCCTCAAGGGTTGGGGTGTCGGCCGGGCCGGGACTGGTACCGGCCCGACCGACGAAGGGTGACCTACAACGAGGTCATGGGGGGGATTACAGCGTGGCGTTGAGGCCGGTGCCGGTGATGACGGCGACGCTGTTCGGATCACGCACCAGGAAGGCGCTGTAGCCGTAGGCCACGATTCGGACGGTGAGGGTGCCGGAGCCGACGCTGTCGTACTGGACGACGAGCGGCGAACCGCCGTTCTCTTCCCACAGGATGACGTCGTCGGAGCGCATCACGATGATGGCGTCCTCGTCCGTCCCGGTACCGAGGTTGGTCGGGATGTTGGAGTCGGTGACGACGGGCAGGCCCGCGATGGACATGGTCGGAGCGCCGTAGGAGAGCTCGCCGGTGCCGAGCACGTTCGACGCAGTGGCGACGACGGGCTGCATGAGCGGGCGGTTGCTCGAATCGAGGCTGCCGGCGATGAACGCCGCACGGCGGGGGTGCATCACCACCACGTCGGGCGACAGGAACTTCGACGTTTGAACAGCTGAGATCGCTTTCACGCACTGCTGCCAGGTCTCCGCACCGGTCGGCGAGGCGTCCGTGTAGGTCACGGAGTTGATGCCGGCTGCGTTGAGGATGCCGGTGGAAGCTCCGCCGGTGCCGTCGCCGTTGATGATGTTGTTGTCAAGGGCGGTGGCGTAGCTCATCGTTAGGTCCTCGATGAGGAGCTGGTCGACGCCGATGCCTCGGGCGAGGGCCTGCGCCGAGAAGTCCTGCATGCCGGCGATGGTGACAACGTCGGCCGTCATCAGGGTGTCGTCGACGGTGGTCTCGGAGACAGCGCCGTTTTCCTGCTGGACTGCGGCCGAGCTGGACGTGGTGACCCGTGACAGGTTCACGGTCATGCCCGACTCGGTGAGGGGCAGGTTGCGCACAGCGTTGGCTGTGGGGCGACCGGCTTGGGCCTTCGCAACCGCAGCGTCAATCAAATAGGCCGGCGGAACAAGCCCGCTGACGCTGGCGGTGGTGCCGTCACGGTTCTCGACTGCGACTTCCTGCATGTGACGCTCAAGGCGCTGACGCGCCGCGATGTCGTTGCGGGACTGGGAAGCGACGAGGTCAGCGAAGAACGAGTGATCGCCGCGCTCGTGGTAGGTGACGGGCTCGCTGTGGACCTGGACGACGCCGGCGGCCGCACGGGCCTCGGGTTCGTCGGTCGCAGCGACCTCGGCACGAAGCTTCGCCGCTTCGAGGTTCTTCACCTGGATGGCACGAAGCTCGGTGATGCGCTCGTCGAGGGCATCGGCTCGGGCCTTGAGGTCGGCGAGGTTCTTGTCCTCGGCCTCCGAGAGATCACGCGCCTCGTCGGCTGCGCGGGTCAGGATGCCGTCGACAGTTTCGGACAGTTCTGCTCGTTCTTCGACGAGCTGGTCAAGCAAACGCACGGTCGCGCCTTTCTTGGAGTGGGTGGTGGTGTGTCGGGTGCTGGCCGGGTGCCCGTAGCTGGCGGGCGGCGCTTCCAGCGGCGCAACGTGGGTTTCGGGTGAATCTATCAGATCAGTCGGTCTGGTAAAGGATGCTCACGGTTTGGTCGGCGTTGCCGGACACGGCCCACAGTTCTTCGTTGGCCGGGATAAACATTTCCAGCAGCAAGTTTTTCGGGATTTCGAGGCCGTTGCTGGTCGTGACGTCCGAGCCGCCGAGGTAGACCGGGTGGCTGCTGTCGTCGTGGAAGTAGACGTGCCGGTTTGTGTTCTCGTCATCGAGGATGCGCACAGCGGCAAGGCCGACAGTGAGCTGCTCGGACTTCATCGTCATGCGAAAGCTCCACGCCAGCGGGCGAGCCTCGGTGCGATCTCGGGGTCGTCAGCGTCGAAGTGACGCACAGCGAGCACGCGTGCGCCGTCGTAGGCCGGTTGGGCGACAAAGCCGACGTGGTCCATGCGGGCCTCGACTCGGACGATGTGCTGCTGGTCGCCGCGTGTCTCGGTGCGGGACCGTACCGGGATGAAGCCGACCGATAAGCCGGTCACCATGCCGTCATCGGCAAGGCTGAGCACTTCTGCGGCGCGTTCGGTGCGGGCCATGCGGAAGTCAGCGACGAGGCCGTCGGCGGTGTTTTGCCAGGCGACCGAGGTGCCGACAGGCAGTGTTGAGCGTGACTCGTGCTGCTGGTACAGCGGAATACGGTCGCCACGTTCCTTCAGCGTCTTGGTGAATGCGCTACGCTCAAAGCTCTCGGTGAGGCCGTTTGGCATGCGGTATTCACCGTCCCACGGGACGACCACGCCGACCAGGTGGCGGTAGCCGTCGTCGTCGGTGCGTGTCTCGATGCCGTCGAACGTGACGGTGCGTGTTTCGATCTCGGTCACGTCAAGCCCTCCAAAGCTCGGACTTCGTCGATGGTGAGGAAGCCGGCCCGTAGGCCGGTCTCATAGGCGTCGTATCGTGTTTGTGTGTCTGCTCGAAGCACAGCGTCGAAGTTGAACACGGCCCGCTGACCCCGAGGCAGCAACGTCGACAGCGCCTCCTCGATCTTGATTGCCAGCGGCCGCAACGTGAAACGGACGAAGAACTGCGAGTCCTGCTGCACGTTGCTGTACGTCTTCGAGTCTTGCGAGGGCACGCCGACGAGGTGCGGCGGAACACCGAAAAGGGTGCACATTTGTTCGGCGTTGTATCGGCGGCTGTCGAGCAGCTCCATGTCGGTCGACGACCACGACATCGGTGAGTACTTGACGCCTCCTGACAAAACTGCCGGACCTCTGCTTCTGCCGCCGTTGCCAGCGATCCAGGCCGCTTTCAAGTCCTGGGCCTGCTCGCTCGTGATCTCGTTCTCGGAGTGCAGCACGCCGTCGGGCATAGCGCCGGTCATGAACGCTTCGCCGGCGTACTGGTCGGCTGCGAGCGTTTGGGCGATGGATTGCGTGTTCCATTGCAGCGGGCCGTAGCCGACGACGTGGCCGGGCAGGGTGAAGTTGCGAATGTGGAGCACGTCCTCGGGATTGAGGACGTTGCGGGCGGTGCGGTATTGCGGCCGGCCGTCGACGACGACGACCTGGACGGCCTCGGGGTCGAGCAGCACGACGTTGTTGACGAAGCCGAGGCTGTTGCGGTTGCCGGCGAGCAGGTAGGCGTTGCCGTTGACAAGCAGCGACGTGACGAGGGCGGCCATAAACTCGGAGCGGGTGCGGTCGACTTCGGGAGCTGCGAGCAGCGGCGGTGTTTCAAGAATTTCACCGTTGCGTTCGACGGCTACGGGCAACGACCCAATTTGGTCGCTGATGAGGGCGACGCAGCGGTTGGCGACGACGTTTGACAGCAGCGTGGCGCGTGTGACGGTGATCGGGCCGGTGATGGGCTGACTGACTGGCTGCCTCGGTGGCAGGGAGAACGCTGTGTTGAAGCGTTCCTGGCGACGGATCAGGTCGCCGATCATCGTTCACCAGCCTCGACGGCGGCCGACACGATGACGACAGCGATACCGACAGCGAACGCTGCCGGCCACGCTCCGAACTCCATGAGCACAGAGAAGATCGCCAGCAGCAGGCCGGCGACTTGAAGGGCGGCGTGATACATCAAAACACCTGCGGGGTCGGTTTCGGCGCGACTGAGATTGCGCCCCATAGCGCAAGGCTAGCAGCCACCAGCGGCGTGACTGGTGTTTCTCCTGTGCGCTTCCAGGCCCACCGATCTCCCAACCTGCGGCGAGTTGCTGAGGCGACAGCGTCGGTCAGGATCGAGTCGCCGAGGTGGGCGAGTTTGCCGTCGACAATGGCGTCATGCATCGTGGCGCAGCTGGCGCAGTAGTCACGGGCACCGACCTCAAGGGTGTTGAGATGCTGCAAGTGTGGCAGCAGCGACCCAGCAGCAGCCCCGGCGTCAACGACGATTGTTGCGCCCCAACGCTGTGCGAGCTCGGCGAGGCGCGCGGGCACCCAGCCGACACCGGGCCGATGGTCGACAATCTCGGTCAGGTATCGGTCGCCGGTCTGCGAAGCGATCGCGATTGTGGACCAGTCTCGCATCGGGCTGACGTCGACGCCGAGGGCGAGCTTGTCGCCGTGCGGCAGGTCGTGCTCCTCGAGCTGTGCGAACACG